GCATTTGTGGATTAGTAGTTGGATCTTGAAGGATCTCTTTGTCCTTCTTGATATGCTCTTCGATGTTCTCCATAGGTAATTACCTCCTTTAGTTATTTATTGACGAAGATTCATGTTATTTCATGCCAAGTGAATCTCGCATCAATCGTATTGTAGTCAAGAATCGACCATTTCGGTCCTCTGTTGTGTCATATGTGTGGGTAACCTCATCTACAAGGTATAGTCCACTGCTGTCTACATCCCAAGGATTTACAAAAGAATTTACACTAGCAATTTTGTTTACTAATTTGATGTCTACTTTATCTCCAGCGCAAATTAATGGATTACCTGAGACAATGATGCTGCATTGCTGTGTTTTGAGTGAATCATATCTAGCTAAAGCATAAGATATAATCTCCCCATGTCGGTCAGCATATCTGCTTGGTGAATCTGATCCATCTTGAGGTTCTGGAGATCCAATAGACAGATCATTATGCCATCTTTCATGATCAATAACATATGACATATATCTTCCCTGACCATCCTCAATATCAGTTCCCACATCTTCTAAGTTAACACCAGGAATTTTAGCAATTTCTTCTTGACCCCCTAAGTGTGCTTGATTCTGATATTGGTCTATGTAACCAAACTTGTACTCTTGGTATTGTCCTGTAGAAATATTGAATGTCGCAGTTGTAGAAGTATATCTACCATGTCTTAAAGATTTAAATACATCCAACTCATTTGTAAATACCGATTTTAAAATATTATTTCTACTGTCTACATCACTCTCCTGATTAGCAACTCTTTCAATATAAGGTCCCCATGTCTCAGTTTGTAGTCTTTCCGATTTAAACTCACTATCTTTATCAGCACATAAACTATCAACCGCAAAGAAATTATAACCACGTCGTGTTTCCCAAAAGAAAAATCCAGCAGATTTTTTTGTCTTTGGAGAAACTGAGTAGGTAGAGATTTTTGAACAGACTTCAAATGGTCTTCTTCTATTTGGATTCATCTGAATCTCGTATGAACTTGGTTCAGAATAAAGAATCTTAGTTGTTTTCAATCGATTGATTAAAAGATCTGCAATGATTTTCTCTGGATTTCCTCTCAAATTCCTAGTCACTTTCATATTAGAGTCTACTAATGCCTCTGAAGAAACACATCCAAGAACATATGTTTGTTTTCTTTGTTCTGCATATCGATATGATATAGAAGCAATTGATAAATTGTAATCTATTGGTTCTTCAGAGGCGTTGGTAAGAACAGAAATTTGAATTTTGTCTCCCTGTTCAATAGGAAGACCTTGCAATAATCCTGCACTGTCAACAACCTGTAGTTTTGCAGATACAAAAGGACTAGTAATACTTTCGACATAAGCAATAGTTGCAACTAGTTTCTTGATGTCTACGCTTTCTCCAGATTTTTCAATTATAACTGATTTCAGTATAAAATCTGTTGGGGATTGAAATTGTGTCATTTTACGTCAATGCTTCCTTTGCTTCATTCCAAGTCAATCCAGATCCAAGAGAGGAATTCATAGTAACACCAAATGTTAATTGTGCTTCATTACTACCAGACGAACCGTTGTTGTAGTAGTTATTGATGACTGTTGCTCCAGTTGGAAACTGACCACCAAGAGATGCTGTCATATCAAAACTCTTATACAACTCATTTCCTAATGATGCAGTCTTCACATCTGGATTATAAAGATTGCTTTGATGACCTTGAGAACCAGGATTTGCTTTTAGATATTCTTTGAATGCACCAAAAACTTCACTACTGTGCTTATGCACCTCACCACTGCCCTGTAACACCTCTTGAGACATATTCAGTTTAGTAGCGCCGAAACCTCTTCCTTTGTAGAGGTCCCAACCACCATCCTTTCTATATCCATGATATTCTTGTCCATTATGCATAAAGTTAACCCTATCACCCTTCGTATAACCACTTGCACCTAATGCACCTGCTTCACCATCTTTTGTACTTCTATTGCCTCTAGTCAAAGCACTAATATCTCTATTAATCTCATTTTTCTCTAATGGTGTCAGTGCCTGTAGATAACTAGTTGGATCAATTTGACCTTTTCTAGGATCTTTGGGATTATATTGAGGGATTCTTTCAAAATGAAGGTGCTGTCGTCCATTTGGATATCTTGGATGTGCCCAGTATTCATAATGACCTAACTTATCCCCTCTATTAATTTTATCTCCTATTTTAAGTCCTGGCATTGGTTTGACATGACCATAGACATTAGCAGAACCATCCTCGTGTTGGATAACAATTCCAGTTCCAAATCCTCCAAAATCTTTCATCATATCAACAATTGTGCCAGATTCAAATGCAAGTTGTTCTGCTCCAGCAGTAACTCCGTAATCATGACCCATATGATTTTTAGAGGCACCAGCAAGACCAGTATTTCTGTATCCAAATCCAGAATTAAATTGTGGTTGACCTCCCAGCATACTATTCAATCCGATTGATACGCCTGATAGTGCAGGTGCGTTTTGACCTACTTTAGTTTTTCCTGTGTAATTGCCTCCATTTAAACCACCGTTAGGAGAAGTGTTATTACCACTGTTGAGACTCTGCAAAGCGGCGGCAGCATTCGGTTTTTCATTTTTGTTTCCACCACCAAACAAGTTTTTCCAAAATCCACTTTTTTTCTCTTTCTGTTCCGCTTCAACAATCGCTTCACCTAATACCTTGGCACCACCATCTTTTTCATAATACTGTGCAAGACCTTGTGCTTGCACTTTAGCAGAATCCTTATCATTTTTAACCTGTGCTTCTAGAAAACCTTCTCCAAATTTTGTGAAAGTTTTCTTACCTTGAGATCCTTCTAATGGAAAAACTCCTTCTCTTCCTTGTTCACCAACTAATCCAGCAGTAGGTCTGGTGACAATACCACCAGTAGCAAATGGGGTTAGTCCCATATCACGACCTGCTAATGCAGCATCAATACCAACAGAAGCAGCAGTTCCAAATCCAGGAATAGTTCCTGCTGCACCCGAAGCGAGTTCTAATGCAGCACCAGTCAGGTCTCCTGCCATTGCTCTCTGACCAGCAAATAGCAGTCCTGCTCCTAATCCTACAAGAGGTATCTTTTTGAGGAATGCTTTACCGAGTCCCTTAGCACCCGCTTTCAGTCCTGCCTTAGCACCTGCTTTTCCTGCTGCTTTTCCAGCGGTTCTACCAGCAAATCTACCAGCAAGTCCTTTTATCCCTCTAGCACCACCCCTTACAAGACCACCTGCACCTCGTGCAAGTGCTCCAAGTCCTGGCATGTTAACAAATCCACCACCTTTTCCACCACCACCTTTCAGTAATCCCTTTACTTTACCAAAATCAGAATTGTCGCTTGTCTGACCTAATTCTGCACGCTCTGCTGCTGCTGAAGCTCTAGATGCAAGAACTTCCCTATGCTGCTCTTCTGATGAAGCAATTGCTGCTTGTAATCTTCCTAAGTTTTCTACGCTATCAACAACACGAACAGTAACGCGCTGTACGCCCATTAATGCATCTACTACATTATTATTAGATCTGACAATAAGATCTCCAATACCCTGTAATGCTTCTGTATCAGCTATTCTCGTAGCAGTTGTATCAAATACATCAGAACCTGCATTAATTCCAGGTTTTCTAGTAATTGTAGTTAAAGCACCACCCATTACCTCAGGTGTTACTGCTTTTGGACCAGTAGAAGTGCTAACTCTAGAAAGTGCAGACCCTTTGAATGGAACAATTGATGATCCTTTAAATCCAGGCAGTGCTTTTCTCTCTGCTCCAGGTAGTGCTGGAGTATCAGCAGCTGCAGGCAATGTTAATTGAGGTTTTACCTCATCACCTTCTTTTTTTAACTCAACATCACCAGATCCTTTCTTTCCTTTAGGGCGATTCTTCGCCATGCTGTACAATTTCTTACCAAGCATTCCGAGGTAATCCTTTTCACCTCGCGAATCTTCATATGATAGAAAACCGTGTGCCATTATCGTTGCTTAGCTGCTTGTGCTTGTGCCTGTTTAACATTATCTAAATGTTGCAATAAGAGAGTAGTATACACTTGCCTCTCCCATGGCATCATATTTTCAATCTCCGTCAAGCTATATTTATGGTGTTGCATCAAAGCAA